AGAAGCTTGTTCGCTATCTATACTCAGAAAAGACATTAGCATTGAGTCATACGCATGTTAAGCTGCTGAGAGAGCAACTAGCTACAATGACTAAGTACGAAGAGATTCTTACAACGAGGCTAGACACGCCTCATCCTTAAACCTAGATTGCCCTGCACTTCGGTGTGGGGTTTTCTTTTATCGTTTTGCTGACGCCAGCAATACGTTCCTTTGTAAAGCTTTTGCGATTTGTTTATCATAATAAGCTAAATATGATAAGCAAACAGCTTTATCGTTAACAGATGGTAGTCTAATTAGTTCTCAAAACGAGAACTTTTACCCTCGTTTTGTTTCAAATATGAAACATATTCCCTCGTGTTAATTAAGATTATTTGATAAAACTTAAATAGCAGTAAGTGTTAATTAAGTTTGTCCAGTAAAACCGCATAAAAACTGGACATATTTCGGAATGATTACGGATAGATTTCGGAAAGCACCTATATGCAAAAACATATAAAGGTGGGCATATATTAGTAATTATATGCATCTGCATATAATATTCCAATTTGCGATTCGCGAATCACGAATATCTTAACATATGCTTAACATCGCGACAGGGTGCGGTATTTATATTTGCGGTATGGACAAAAGAGTAGACATATCACCATACTTATACGCGGGCATCATGATTGTGGTGTACATGCTAGCCGTTTAGGCTTGGAATATTTTCTATATCTTTGTAGGTATGGAAGAATTCCGCTAGGAGGGACGCCTTATTAATAAAAAAAGCACTAAAAAAATAGTGCGCGAACCCTTCGGGTTGTTTTGTTATCACAAAAGTTATGGAAGAAGAAAATTACTTTGGGCCGTACGCGGCAGGTCAGGAAGGAGGATTTATCAATCCTTATCTTACTAAAGAAGATAGAAAAAAGGCTAACTATGCCGTGTTGCAAGCTAAAAGACGTCAAGAGCTGCTTGATGCGTCTAAGGAGATATCTGAAGGTCAAGGTGGGCGTCCATTAGAAGTTTTGCTTAATATGACTGCCGCTATGGAGAATAGTTTGGGTGCAGACTCTAATGCTTACGGCAGACTTTACACTAGAGGTCCTATGTCCATAGATGATAGCGCATTCGTTGATTTGTTTGAGCCAAGAGGTGAGAACGGTAGATATACTCAAAAGCAAAAAGATTATAACGTGTGGCTAGAAGGCCTAGGTTTTAATCCTTATGCTATGGACTCAACATTAAGAAGTGATGACGCTAAAGCAGGTATGGCGGCAGCAAGAATGATGTATGGTAGAGTAAAAGGAGGTTTACCAGACCCAGATAAACCAGAAGAGGTGTTTGATTACTATAACGACTTATACAACAAAGGGGGAGCACGTACGTATGGAACAAAAAAAGAAGATTGGCAAAGATTCCAGCAACACTACAATAAAATGTACTAGTATGCAAAAACCAGATAAACCAGCAATAATCCGAGAGTATAGAACCGACGGAGGCAAAGTTGTGGTTTATGAGGGTGATTTTGTAGAATTAGAAAAGCATTTCAATTACCTAGACGACTTAATAGAGTGTGAAGAAGATGTTTTGATGGGTTGTATAGATAACGACTATAACATCATAAATGTTTCATACTATACTAGAGATGACTCTCATAACGAGGGTAATTACATACTTGAGTACGACGAAGAGACGGAAGTCTACACTAAACGCTACTTTGACGAACCAGGTAATGATTTTATATGGGTTTTATGCGTTGAATTGATTCCAAGGGAATAATTCGCTATTTTTGCATCAAGGTATGTATTTACTACAATTTAACAGGAAAGGGGACATTTACAAGGATGATGACGGCTGCACGGCTGTACCAGAGTTCTTTGAAGTGTTGAATACAGAAAAACTAGGAGCGACAGCTCTTAAGTGGGTTGCACTCGTCTGTGATTACGATAGTCCTTACAGAAACTTCGTAGACTCAGAAAGAGCTAGAGCTGTAAGCAGGGATTTATATGGCGACTACGATTGGAAGGGAGCTAAGCATCCAAAGGTCTTAGCAGCCATGGATAAATACAAATCACTACAGTTTGACCCGTTGGACCAGCAATTACAAGCATTTAACAAGAAAATCACTCAGTTTACGCAGTTCATGGATAATATGAGCGTAAATGCAGATACGGCTGTGGAAATGCAAAAGATTATGATTGGTATTGACAAAATGTTAAATACTAGACAGCATTTGATAGACGCGATTGAGAAACGCGGTAAACGTCAGAAGATTCAGGGTGGTAAAGAGCTGTCCTTCCTTGAGCAGCGTCAAGAGAACTTAAAAACAGATTCATAATGTCTCTCACTCCAGACAAGAAAAGAAGGCTCCGCTATAAGTACAAAAAGCTGTACACGACAGGTAAAGTTCGTGAAGCTAAAGAATTCTCTCAACAATCTGTTGATAAGTACGGATACAACCTGGAAATGGAGTATCATTTAAAGCAAGAACAAAAAGAAGACCCAAAAGACCCGTTTGGTATAGGTAGAGTTAGAAAACTAAGGTATGGGAAAAATAAAAGTTGACCCACAAAGATATAGACCGATTGTTATCAATGGTCATCCAGATTTGATGCCTGGCTCTGTATCGTACCAAGAATACTGGGAACAGGAGCGAGATAGGTGCATAAATGGCTATAAGCCTAAGGGGATGAAGAAGATATCAGGTAAATACTATTATTACCTGAACTATTATAAGATATTGGGAAATAGCGGCGAAGCTGGCTCCCGAAAGACGTTGATAAGTCCGTGGTATCGCTCAATGGACCACGAATACTTTGATACGTTTGAAGTCTGTAAAGACGAGGGAAAAGGAATGATTGTGATTAAGGCCCGTGATAAAGGGTTTTCTTACATGAATTCTGGGTTCGTTGGACACGAATACACGTTTTTCCCGCATAACGACGTCGGAATCGCTGCTGGATTGCAGTTAACGGCAGACGCGTTCTTTGATAAAGTAAAAAAAGGATTGAATGGGATTCATCCTAACTTCAAGCATTCAGTACTAAAAGATACTGACGGCGTGCTGCGTTCTGGGTTCAAGCAAAAGAATCAAGACGGAAAGTGGGAGATAGGCGGATTTCAGTCTGCAATTCTATGCAGAACGATGGACAACCCAGAAGTCTTCAAGGGTGAGCGTGTATCGCTTATGATTTACGAGGAGGCGGGGGAGTTCAAGTCTCTTAAGAATGCATACATGTCTTCCAAGGCTTGTTACATGGATGGTCATATACAGTTTGGTGTTCCTGTGATTGGTGGTACTGGTGGTGACATCGGTAGGGCTTCTAAGGATTTCATGGACATGTTCTACAATGCAGATTCATTTGGGCTCATTCCAATGTTTATTCCAGCCACTAGAGCGTATTACGGCTTCTTCAATATAGAAACAGGCGAAGAAGATATAAAAGGCGCTGAGAAGGCTTTAATTAAAGAGAGGGAAGACATTGGGAAGTCTGGTGATAGAGAGGCGTATAATCTGCATATACAGAACTATCCGATGAGAATTGAGGAAGCGTTCCTTAACACTAAGACGTCTAGGTTTGACACAAGCTTAATTAACGCACAAAGGTCAAGGATATTGACCAATAAAGACTTGCAGAGTCAAATACAGCGAGGTAGGCTTGAATGGGAGCTGAAAGAGGATGGTGAGAAGTATGTGAAATGGTACGCTGACCCAGACGGTCCTTATAAAATTTTAGAACATCCAATAGAGGGTAAAAAGAATCTTGACATAGGTGGCATTGACTCTTATGACCAAGACCAGTCTGATACTACAGATTCCTTAGGTTCTGCAATCATCTATAGAAGATTTGTGGATACTAATACTCCAGGCAACATGGTTATCGCAGATTACACTGATAGGCCTGAGAGAAGAGAGGAGTTCTATGACGGATGTCTAAAATTAGCCTACTACTACAATGCGCCTATGCTTGTGGAGTATACCAAGTTCGCAATCCTTGATTACTTCAAAAGAAAGAATGCATTACACCTTTTGAAAAGAAAGCCTGAGTCGGCGCACGCACCTGGCTCTAAAACTAGAAACCAGTACGGGGTGCAAATGAACAAACAGGTTAAAGCTCTTCTTGAGGAATTAGTAGACGAGTACATCAAAGACCACGTTGAGGACATGTGGTTTATTGAATTACTTGATGAGCTTGCGGTGTATGGTCAGAAGAACACTGACCGCGCCATGGCATTCGGGATATGCTTATTGCATAACCTAGACATATATAAATTACAGGTCAGAGACACTGGCGAGAAGAAAAAAGATATAGGATTTAAATACTATAAACGAGATAGAAACGGTAAGATAATACAAGATTCATACTAAAATGAAACAAGGTACAAACGCATTTCCCTCTTTAACCATAGAGGACTCAGGTAAAACACCAGAATGGTGTAAAGAGGTGATAAACGCTATTACGGCTCATTTAGACAGGGGTGATACTCTGTTTAACAGGAGTAGGTTTAGTGACGTAGAGAACTACGCCTACTACAATGGAGATATCAATTATGATGACTTCAAGTATATTACAGAGCAGTATGGGATGTCTTATCCAGCCAGAATGGTTAACTACCCTATTATTCAACCAAAGATTGACTTGTTGGTAGGTGAGGAGATTAAACGACCTATTGACAAAAAGGTTACAACCGTTAATAAGGAGGCTGTTCTGCGTAAAGAGGATTACAAGATTAACTTACACTTAAATAAGTTTCTATCTGAAGCTAACCAGCAAATCACTGACATGATTGGAGTTGACTACGAAGTTGGATTCCAAGATATGCCAGCGCCTCAAGACATTGACAAGTACATGCGCTACGACTATAAGGAGGCCGTTGAGGAAATGGCTCAAGATGGTCTGGACTTCATTATAGCTAAGTACGACCTAAAGGAGCAATTTAAAACTGGCTTCAGAGACTTCCTGATTACTGGAAAGGAGTTTTATAAGGTTTACGTAAAGAACGGAGACCCATATGTTAGACGCGTTGACCCTAGGTCTTTTGTGTACGACGTTAACTCAGAGTCTGACTTCATTGATAGCGCTCACTGGGCTGGAGAAGAGAGATGGTTAACCCCTAACGAGATTCTTGATGAGTTCAGGGATGAGCTTACAGAGGCTGATTTGTCTATTATATCTGAGATTCAGAACATGCACGACGGTAGATTACTTGATTACAACGAGTCTATGGACTGGCTAGACTGGGACTCTAACTCAGGTATGCGCGTAAGGGTGGTTCACTGTGAGTGGAAGTCTGTGCGTCCAGTAAGATTTAAGATTTCTGAGAATAGATACGACCCATCACAGCCATTCTATAAGCTTGTTAGCCCTAAGTACAAGGCTAAGAAGAAGGATAAGATTGAGACAAAGTATATAGATGACGTCTGGGAAGGGACGTGTATTGGCGGGAAGATATACGTTAAATGTCAGCGCAGAGCCAATCAGGTGCGTTCTGTAGATGACCCAGGCTCTACTACTCTAAGTTACGTAGGATGTATTAGAAACAACGTGACGGGTAATTCTACATCTATGGTGGACGTCCTTAAGCATATTCAGATGTTATACAACATTGTAATGTACCACATTGAACTTGCTCTAGCTCGTTCTGGAGGTAAAGCTGTTGTGTACGACGTGTCTCAGATGCCTGAGAGCTTAGGTATGGATATGCAGAAAGTGATGTATCACTTGAAGACAGATGGTATTATCCCTATTAACTCTAAGGAGGAAGGTCAGCAAGTGCAGTCTTTCAATCAATTCCAAACTATTGACTTTACTTTGTCTAACTCAGTACAGCAGCTGATTAACTTAAAGTTGATGCTTGAGCAGACGGCAGGGCAAATCTCTGGCGTATCACCTCAGCGTGAAGGAGCTGTTAGTCAATATGAATACGTAGGCAACGTACAGCGTTCAGTTGTTCAGTCTGCTACCATCACTGAGAACTGGTTCTTTCAGCACAACATAGTTAAGAAGAAGTGTTTAGAGGCTGCTGCAAACCTTATGAAGATTGCATGGCACAACGGTAAGAAGGGTGGGTACGTCCTTGGTGATGGCGGGTTTGAGCTTATCTCTATACTTCCAGATATCGCCTTAAATGACTACGGTGTATTTATTGGAGACTCTGGTAAGGATGACGCTATGAAGCAAGTGGTTGCTCAACTATCACAAGCGGCGCTATCTTCTGGGCAAATTCAGCTGTTAGATGTAGTTAGAGTTCTAAAGGCTGACACTATGACTGAAGCAGAACACATCCTTGAACAAGCAATGGATGAGATGAGAAGCATGCAAGCAGAGTCTAGTCAGCAGCAAGCTCAGATATCTCAAATGCAACAACAAGCAGCAGAAGCCGATTTCCAGAGGGAAGCTAAACTTAAGCAGATGGAAGTTGAAGGACGCGTTCAGGTTGCGAAGATTAACGCTGAAGCTAAAATACAAGCAGCGGAAATTGACTCAGACGATAAGCGTGATATTGCTGATATGAGAGAGAAAGTTGGTATAATGAAATCTAATAGAGACAGACGAAACGCGTAAAGGTTGACGCGATAGGAACTATTTATTAATTTTGCATAAGCAAACCAATATTATTTAATATGAGCGAAGAATCAAAATTGGTTGAATCTGCACAGGAGCAAGAGACAACTAACGAGTCTACACAAGAAACCCAAGGCTTTAATGCTGAAGCTTTCTTGTCAGGCTTAACAAACAAAGAAGGCGACGCACAGTACAACGAAGAGACTGCGCAAGCGCTAGACGATAAAGAGGCTCAAGAAGAGAGCAATGACAGTGAAGAAGCTACTGAAGATGTTGATGGATTTTCTTGGGGCTCTGTTGAAACAGAAAAAGCAACCGAAGAAGAGTCTGAGCCAGAAGAGACTTGGAACTTTGAGGCAGCAACTGAAGAGACTTCAGAAGCTACAACAGAGAGCGAAGAATCTGGAGTGACTAATGAGATTGACTGGAGTGCGGTGGCTAATGAGCTTGGCTTTAAAGCTACCAACAAAGAAGAAATGCAAGCTATCGTACAGCAAATGCAAGACTTCTCTAATCAACCAACTCAAGCGCCTGCTGATGATGTAATCTCTCAGCTGGAATCGTTTGCTAAAATGTCAGACAGGGAGTTGTTGATGGCTGAGTACGAACAAGCTGGTCATGACAAGAAAGACATTGAAGCTTACCTTGACTCTATGGAGGACGGCGGCAAGATTAAATTTGAAGCCTCTAGAATTCGTAGGTTAATCAATGGTGAGATTGATAGAAGAAAACAAGCTTTAGTGGAAGGCGAGAAGCAGGAGGCTGCTAATCGCGCTGCTAAGGTTAACGAAAATAAGAAGGCTCTACAAGACACGCTCAAGAAGATGGATGAGTTCATGGGTGGTAGAGTCTCAAAAGCTGAACGTGAGAATGTTTACAGATATATTACGTCTGGAGACATGGCTAAGGAAATTTGGAAAGACCACGCCAATGCTGCGGAGGTAGGCCTATTCCTTTTGTTTAAGGACAAGTTTGCAAAGATTCTCAGGTCTCAAGGGGTTGAAGAAGGTAAGGCTTCCATCTTAGGAAGTATTACTAACACAGACCTCAACACTGGAAGTAAGTCTGTATTCAAAGGTAAAACTAGTGGCTTTGATAGAGATAGCTTCCTTAAGGGATTATCCTAGACTTTGTAATAATAGGCAAAGCCTAACAAAATCAAGAGAAAGGGTAATTTCAAAAGTTTTATTTAATTATTTGTTTAACTGTTTTAAAATTGTAAAAAAATGGCACAATTAAAAACATACGCTGGAACTTACGGAGCGGATACAACTCCTGAGTTTGCGTTAAACGATGCGCTTTTGAAATATCCAGAAATCGCTCGTGAATTGATTACTTTGTATCCACGTTACTCTATGACCTACTTGCTAGAGAGAACTAAGCGTTACGCTGCTGAGAAGGTCTTAGGAGATAACTCATTTGAGTGGAAAGTTATGGGTCGCTACAACAAGCCTTCTATAATGGTAGAATCTGAGCTTCTAACAGGTAAGGCTGCTGGAGATACCTTGGATTTAGTGTTTGAACACGACACTGCCGCTGGAACATTTGGTAACTTTTTGAATGCCAACGACCTTGTTCGTTTCCAGTCTGGAGCTACCGCTGTTGTTGTTGGTGCGCCAAAAGCGGCTACTGCTAATGCTGGTGGTGCTGACTACGCTAATGGATATGCTACAATGGACGATAGTAATACTGACTACGTTGCTCAGGTTCGTTTGATTGGTGTTCCTGTGGCTGCTGATGTTGCTGCTGGCGCCATCGTTGGTACTATCGGTTCTGCTTTCGGAGCTGGTTCTACTGGTGATTCTGTTGGTGAAAACTACGTATACCCAGAAACTCGTAAGAACTTCTTGACCTTGATGAGAAAGAAGACTACTATCACTGGTAAGGATGCTACTGATGTAACTTGGATTGAGAACAACGGTTCTCGCTTATGGTACTTCACTCGTGAGCAAATCCTTATGGATGAGTTCATGTACCAACAAGAACTTCAAAGATGGTACGGTCAGCGTTCTGTAACTGGTACTCCGTCTACTTACGCTGATTCATTGTCTACTGCTGACGCTTCTATCCCTGTAATTGGAGATGGTATCTTAGCTCAGATTGATGGCTCTAACATCGGTCAGTACTCTGGCGACCTTACTGAAAACCACATCACTGAATTCATCGGTAAATTATCGTTGAACGCACAGAATGCTGAGGGTAACGAGTGGGTTGTATTCACTGGTACTGAAGGACGTATCCGATTCCACAAAGCGATGAGAGACCTTATGGTTGCTTCAGGCGCTGGTGGTGCTGGCGTATTGTCTGATAAAGCTGGTAAAGACATCTCTTTAGGTGGAAACTTTACTACTTACCATGCATTGGGTAACAAAATTACTGTTGCTTACTGCCCAGTATTAGACGATGCTCACGTACATTCAACTACTTCAGGCCAAAACGGATTTAATGATGACCGTTTGAAGGAATCATCTAAGATGATTTTCCTTGATATGGGTAAAACTAACGGTGTTGCTAACGTTGAGCTTTTAGCTAAAGGTGCTGAAGGAATCAACAGAAGCTTCGTTAAGAAGTATGTTGCTGGTATGGTTAACCCATACGATAACAAAGCAATGATGGCTGCTAACGGTAACGACAAGTTTGAATGTCACGTTCTTTCTGAGTCTGGTATCGTTGTACGTAACCCATTATCTTGTGGTATCCTTGAGTTATCATAATTTAATTTAATATGCTAAGACGGGAGGGCTTCGGCTCTCCCAAATTAGCTTTAGCAATGAGCAAGAAAACTAAAAACATAAACGATGTTCTAAAGGAGATAGAGCAGCGTAAAAAAGAAAGAGAGGCTATGGCTCCAGAAGCCAAACACTTTAGTGTCAACATTGTGAAGCCCTCTGGATTAAAGTTCAAGTCTAAAGGCAGGTCTACCAATAAATTTTTAACTGATAGCGGCTGGAAGAAGAACAAGAGCGAGTATTAACCTAATTTAATTTAAAATGGCACACAAGGTATTTTTAAAAGCAAAGAATTCTAAGAACTTTAACTATGCAAAGTTCGTAAATTACAAAGACAAGCATGGTAAGACACAAAAGCTAATCAACGCTGACGAGCAGGAAGTTGATGGGTGGGAGGTTACTAGACCAATCGTAACTCTAGACATTGAGATTGAATCTCAAAAAAGATTGTACGAATGGCTCAAAGGTCATCCGCATGTAAGAAAAGGAAGATTCACTCTGGAAGACACAAGAGCTAAGGAGCAAGCGAGCGCTGCTGGAGCTATTGCCACGGCTGAAGCTGTCGCTCTGTCCGCTGGATTAACTGAGAAAGAATATAAGGGATTAGCATCTCTGCTCGGCATCAACACTAAAGACTTGACTGAAGATGTTATTAGAGCAAAAGTTATTCAGTCCGCATCATTAAATCCAGAGAGATTTATGAGTATCTTTAACGACAAGGATAAGGAATATAGAATTTTCCTTAAAGATGCTAGAGCGAAAGGATTAATTACGTTTGTAAATGGAACCTGGAAATACAACACAGAAACTCTTGGGCTTACCGAAGATTCAGCAATCATCTGGCTCAAAGATAATACAGACGTGTACGCGTTACTCAAGCAAGAGCTGCGCGGAACCTCAAAGAAAAAAGCAAAAAAGTAATAAGCGATGACTCACTCTGAAGCACACGACTTAATGGACTTGCTGCTTGACAAGGCAGACCAGCCATATTTTACCACAGCGGAAAAGGACAAGTTCCTATCTATGGCTATAGCTGAGTGGTTTCAGGATATGGCTGATAAGTATGCTGTTGATAGTGACGTCCAGAGAGAGATGGCTAGATTCGTTGTTTCAGAGAGCGTGTCCTATGCGGCTAACGACAAAGGAACTGTTTTGTTTCATCAATCAACAGAGTATTGGCCGCATGTTTCAGCCCACTCCTCTAGTAGCTTCACTACAGCATGTTACAGGATATTAGATGTGTCGGTCCAATTAGAGGATAATGGCGAATGGTATAATGTAGAAAGGAATACTGATATCCCTAGCGGCGGAGAGCACACTACAGAGAATCCATTTAGAAAGCCTGTACTTAAGTCCGACAGCACGAAGAGTATCTATACTTACTCAGTATCAGGAAACAAGCTAAGAGTGCTTCCAGGAGGTGACTTGAACAGCTCTAGTCAGGCTGTTAGCGTCAGCATGTTAACATTTCCAGTATTATCTAACGTAGCTGGAGGAGGCTTTAGTACGGCAACCAATGTGTTTGGCACGTCGGATGTGCAACTTGGAGCCGTAATGCCTACTCGCTCTGGCACAGCATGGGTAGACACCTCGTCAGTAGTTAAGAAGATTGGAGCTAATCCAGAGCATCAGCATGCAATAGTGAATAGAGCTGTAAGGCTTATGATGTTAAATACGCAAAATCCTGCATACGAAGCCTTCTTCGGAGAGACGCAGATACAATCAAATAAAGGATAGGTTCTTGCTCCCTGCTCCTGTTGAATAGGCTGACGTAGGTTTCGTACTTACTGAGGCCTATTCTTTTTTTTGACTTTAGGCTCTTTTTTAACTATTTTTGTAGATACTTAAAGTATATCAAATGGCAACGTTAAACGAAATAGCATATAACATTAAGGAGTTGGCGTATGGAGGTCATGCCCTAGAAGGGTCTCAACTCCCTATACGACTGATTAAGAACTGGGTAAACTATCACAGAGCCGCTTTACTTAGAGAGTATTATGCTGATGGCAAAAACGTACACCCATCATCTCTTCAAGAATGGGAGCCAACAAAGACGGATTCACTATTATACAACTTGAGTACAGCCTCTCAGACCTACTGGGATGCTGCCACTGATAATGATAACGAGCTACTTGTGAACTCTAACGTCTACCATAATGCAGCGCAATTATCGTCTAGAGCTAGGAGTTTGAAAGATATGTATGGAAGGTCTTCATACGACTTTAAGAGTAAGATGAATAAGGATTCATACGGATTCATTATAGTGAACATGCCAGAGATTCTTTCTCTTAATGGCGAATACGCAGTTAAAGAGTTGTCTCTTAGAACAGCTCAGGATGAAGATTCGTTTAACAGCGAAGGGGTTTTATTACCTATCCTGTCTGCGTCAGAACAATTATATAGAAAATTTAAAAGATTTGGAAGCAAAGATATGCCATGCGGCTCTATCTCACGAAAAGCCTCTGATAAATTGGAGCTATCAATAGGCTTGCTTCGTTCAAATCTAAAGAACCAGACTGACGGATTTGGAGACCCTATCCAATACCGAGTATCTCTAAAAGCATTATTCTCTAACCCAACGACTCTACCCGTGTACAATGGAGACGATTCTCCGTATCCGTTCCCAGAGGAGTTGATTCCAATGTTAGTTGAAAGAATTATCGCTAGAGAGGTGACGGTTATTTCTGGCACAAAAGCAGACAGAACCATAGATGGAGCAGATGACGAAAAACAAACCGCTGTACGATAAAAGGTACAAGGACAAGTATTACACTGTCCGAGACATGTGGGAGGAGCAAGACGAGAAGATAAGTTATAGCAGGTACTATAACATTATTGACAAGTTCTTTAGAATACTATTCAGAGATGTAGTGCTTAGAGGATTTAAAGTAAACTTACCAAGACCGTTTGGATATGTTTATCTTAAAAAACAAGAGCACAGAAGAGCTTTCCACTACCGATGTAGTGTCAACGAAAGCAATGAGACTGGAGAAA